CACGATTTGCTTTCGATCGCCGCCCAAGATTATAAGGAACCTTTAATTAAGGTTTTCCAAGATGATCTTTGGAATAACGCAAGACCGCTTACAGATCATGAAAATTTGTGTGGTATTCCAGGAAATAAATTTATGGATGCTATTAAGTTGAATACATCTGTTGGTTTTCCTTTAACAGGACCTAAACGAAAGTTTGTCACTGAATTGGAACCAACCCCCGATAAACCAAATAACCGTGAACTCGATGTTGTCTTAATGGATGAAATTAAGAGGATTGAGGATTGCTATAGAGAAGGTAAGAGAGGTTACCCTATAGCTAAAGCATGTAAGAAAGATGAAATCTTAGCTAAAGATAAATGCAGAATTTTCTACGGAAATGCATTATCTTTGACTTGGCTTATTAGGAAATATTATTTACCACTCCTCCGAGTATTACAGATGAATCCGTTGTTATCCGAATGTGCTGTTGGTATAAACTCACATGGCCCAGAATGGGAAGAGTTTCACCAACACGCAACAAAATTCGGTATGGATCGTCTTTTTGGTGGGGATTATGGTAAGTATGATCAAAAATTGCCATCCCAATTAATCTTTGCAGCTTTGAGAGTTTTAATGGATTTCGCACGAGAGTGTGATTATACAGAAGAAGATATCAATATCATGGAAGCGATGACAGGTGACATTGTGTTTGCCTATATTGCTTTTAATGGAGATTTAATTGGTCTGACTGAAGGTACGCATATTAGTGGTAATTCACTAACTGTTATTATTAATGGTATTTGTGGTTCATTGAACTTGCGATGCTGTTTTTATTCGCAGTATGTACCAACCAAGTTTTCAGATCGCCTGAAATTTCGTGATTGCGTTGCAGCAATGACGTATGGTGATGATAATATTGGTTCAGTTAAAACTGGGGTCGATAAGTTTAATATCAAGATTTGTTCCCAATTTTTAGCTGAGTATGGACAGGTTTACACTATGCCTGATAAAGAATCTGAACTTACGGAGTTTTTACCTCCTGAGGAGTTCGAATTCTTGAAGAGGGGTAGTGTTTATCATCCCAAACTTGGCGTGCATGTAGGTGCACTATTGGATAAGTCAATTTATAAATCGTTGCATTGTTTTATGCGTGGTAAGAACTGTCCTTTGACAGAAGAACATGCGTGCGCACAGAACATTGATGGAGCCCTTCGTGAGTGGTTCAATCATGGTGAAGATAAGTATGAGAAACAGCGACAACTGATGAAGGAAGTTGCTACCCGTGCTAATATATCACATATGTGTTCTGGTTTAGATCTCAGCTATAATGACCGAGCTGCAGATTGGAATGCCCAATACAAGGATGACGAAAGTCATCTTGTATAGGTAAGGTCAGTCACTTTGGAGACGTTAAATCCAACCCAGTTTCAATACTGATGGTTAGCAAAATTGATATATGTATATGGATACCGTGTTTGTTTTAATCTTTATATGTTTTGTAGAAAATTCATAGGCTTTGCATATATTAACGGTCCCTACCGGGGAGTTTTGTTCGAGTTCACCGTGCTCACTTGTAAATATGTCGTACCATATGAGTCAATCCAATCTATGGTCTGTAAATAAATAAATGGATTGGTAATATTTTTAATTATAAATTATGCCGGGATGTACAAGCCAACATAAGTTTTGGTCCCGGGGAAGCAAACGTACACAATAAATCTGTGTCGGAGACACAGTCAGCAGTGACTGAAAATTCTTTATTGAAAATAGAGAAATTTAAGCCACAATCTGGTCCGGAAGGTACTACTGTTATGGAAGGTTCAACACTTTCCACAGAACAGAATATTCTCTTCCGTGACCAAAACCCATCCTATGTTTATGGGGTGGACTATGTAGATGATCCTACGAGAGGAATACAGGATACTGATGATGCAACTTTAGATAATTTCTTTTCACGTCCTTTAAAAATTAGTACTCAGGAATGGGGTACAGGCACCACTTTGGGTTATGATTTTGATCCGTGGGAATTGTATTTTGGAAATCCTCGTGTAATTAACAGGATGACAAATTATAATTTAATGCGTGCAAAGTTGCGCTTAAAAATTGTGATCAATGGTAATGGATTCCAATATGGTCGTGCCATGGTAGGTTATCTTCCTATGGATTCTTATGATAAAATGTCTGTATTCGCATCACTTATACCACACGATTTGGTCCAATTGTCACAGTGTCCACACGTTTTTATTGACCCTACCACATCTACAGGGGGTGAGTTGTGTTTGCCTTATTTTAATCATTTTAACAACTCCAGCATTCCTTTTGGCAATTATCGTAATCTTGGACGAATATATGTTCGCACGATTAATGCTTTGAAACATGCTAATGGAGCGGGAGATAAATGTACTGTCTCCATTTTTGCATGGGCTGAGGACGTGCAATTAAATGTTCTCACTTCTGTTGACGCTCCAACGTTGACTCCTCAATCTGGTATGGAATCTAAGGGTAAGAAAAATACTATGTCTAAGTCTACACAAGGAGGTAAGAAGAGTAGTTATGCCCGACAAGATGGAGGTGCAGCCACCGCAGGAAAGGAGATAGATGAGGCTAATTCAACCGGTATGGTGTCTGGACCTGCAACTTCTATAGTCAAGGCAGCGAATGCATTGAGTGTAATACCTCAAATTGCACCTTTTGCAATGGCAACTTCTAAAGTTGTCGGCGCAGTTGGTAATGCTGCAAAAGCACTTGGGTATAGTAGACCACCTATCACCAAGAATCCGGAGCCTTATAGACCAACACCAGCATCTCAGTTGGCAACAACCAATACACCAGATACAGCTATTAAGCTTACTGTAGATGAAAAGCAAGAGCTAACTATTGACCCAGGTATTGCTGGTCTTGGACCAGAAGATCCTATGTCTATTCAGAATATTGCATCTCGCGAGTCCTATTTAACTAAATTTAATTGGGACATGGGTACTGCACCTGAGACATTACTTTGGAATGCTAGAGTAGATCCCGTACAATGGGTCAGATCTGGAGGCTCTGCTTATCACTTTCCTGCCACAGCGATGGCAGCTTTGCCTTTTGAATATTGGACAGGGACATTGAAATTTAGATTTCAGATTGTTTGTTCCGCTTTTCATAAAGGAAGACTTAAGTTTGTGTATGATCCGTTGTTTTTAGACTCGAATGAGTATAATACTAATTACATTGAGATTGTTGATATTGCAGATACTCAGGATTTTACAGTTGAGATCGGCAATGGACAAGCAACAACGTTATTACAACATGCTTTGCCAGGTGAGGATCCCGTTTCAGATCAGCATAATGTTTTACCTTTGACATACAAACCTTATGGTAATGGAGTTATTGGGGTATATATTGTGAATGAATTGACCACACCCAATAGTGATGTAGATAACGACATTCAGGTCAATGTGTACATTTCCGCAGGAGATGATTTTGAGGTTTTTGTTCCTGACGATCACTTTCAGAAATTTGTTTTTAAACCACAGAGCGGAATTGAGCCACAGAGTGGGAATGAAATAATTCCTGAATCGCAGGATACTGAGGAACCTTCAGCTCCTGAGCAATCAATGAGTGATATTCTTGGTCCAGGTATACAAAATACACAACAAATTAATAAAGTGTTTGCAGGGGAAACCATAGTGTCTTTTCGTGCATTACTTAAACGATACAATTTGTGGCGGCGAGAAAAGACATCAAATTCTACGACTAATTTCACGCGACTTCGTACATCAAAAAATATGTTCCCATTTTATCGGGGAAATGTTAGTGGAGCAGTAGACACCCGCGATTCAGGTGCTATTCCATATAATTATGTGAATACTGTCATGTTGCATTGGGTCGCAGCCGCTTTTT